GAATTGATCCACTCTTGACATTGATGGACCCATCGGACCACCCATCATACCACCGGGCTGACCAAATTGACCCCATTGACTCTGATCAGGCATCTGCTGTTGATTCTGATCCTGTTGTCCACCACCAACTTGAGTCCAACCGGGAGTAATCTTACCACCAGTAGCCTTAGCACCACCTCTACCAATCTGAAGATCTAAAACATCTCCAGAGGGAGTACGCCACACGCCCGCCTTCTCACCTAATTGCTGCGCGCCGTGAGATGATAGCCACTTATCAGCGTCATCAGGACTCATCTGACCAGCGCCCATCCATGCATCACGCCACTGTTCGCGTGTCTGTTGTGGCTGTTGCTGCTGTTCTACTACATCAGGAGATGGTCCTATTCCTTGACCCTCTCCATTACCAGGATCTTGTTGTTGCTGCTGTTTTCGCCATGCTTGAGCAGCAGCATAAGGATCTACCTGAGACATTAGACTGTCACCTTAGACAGATACGCCCACACTCCCAAGATACGCAGAAGCCAGATGATCACGACGATGATGACGAATGCATTAAGAATTTTCAGAATAGTTCCGTCAATATAGGGTGAACCAAATCTATTGATTAGCCAGAGTAGAACACCAACCGCGATCAGTACGAGGACGACTGTAATGAGCGGCATTATTTTTTACTCCACTCTTTTCGTTTGTCCTTCGGAGTCGCGTGAATGAACTCACTAGCAACTTCAGGAGACGGTCCCAGTCCCTTGTGAGATTTCTTCTTGCCGTGTGCTATCATCTGCATGAATCGGTATTGTTTCCCGCTGGTTGCTGGCATTTTGTATACCTAATTCACGTTCTAACTGTGCAATTTCTCTCTTACGTTTATTGATTAATTCAGCTTCTTTGCGATCTTCAGCTTCTAGCATTTGTTGTCTTACGCGCCACGGTACAAATGCTGGTTTTATTTCTTGAGGTTCCTCTCGTTCAATTTGGGGTGGCTCGGGCTTATCCTTGTCCAAGAGACGCTGGAGTAAATCTCTACGTTCTGAGTCACTCTTTGCGAGTAATCCGCGTAGAATCTCGCACGTTTCACATGGCACATCAGATAGCCCGAACCACTTATAGAGTAATAATTTGATCATTAGTGCCTTCTATAACGTACGAGCGGCTGAATCGATTCATCTGAATCTGACTCAACTTTGTGCATGTTACGATAAAACGCCGTCCAATCTTGACTCGAAGACAACTGCCGCACGAGAGCTTCCTGCTTCTCCACCTTCTTGAATTCTTCAGAGGAGTCTTCAAAAAACCCTTCGGCAGCGTCAACGAGGTATCGTAGTCCGTCGATAGGATCGTCGCCTTCAAATTCCGCAATGTCCTCTGAAGATTTATTTCCTTTAGGTTTATCATAGCTACACGCCTTAATTGCTTCGATAAGAATCGGACACGCGCCCTTAAAAATCTGAAGTTTTGGAATATTAGTCTCCGGTTCAGGAGGATTCAGAGAACTCATGTATGATTTATACTCAGCTAATCCCCTGTTACGCATAATCCACATTGCATACTCTTCGTTGTATACAGGAACTTCAGATGGATTCACGTATTTTGTCTGCCATCTGAGATATTCGTGGATGAGCATCTTTCCAGCGATTCTACTTCCAGGAGAATTATTACTAAGTTCAATAGACTGTTCGAGTTCTTCTTCAATCTGCTGTTGGATAGTATGTTCCTGACCTCTATCTTGTCCCGCGGATTTGCAAAAACGAATAAGTCTAGGATGCTCTCTGTCAATGTATAATCTGACATGAGGTGCCCACTCTGCGATCTTCGTTTTCGTCCAATACTGCTCGCGATAGATGTAAATACGCCTACTAGGACTGATCGCAGCATAACCAATCCATGTCATCGCAGTAAATCCCCAGTCGCCTACTACGATACGCGGCCACCATTCGGGGATTTCGAATGGTTCAACAACGTGAATGGCATTATCAGGTTCATCAGAATACTTATGATCACGAAATTCATCAAAAACTTGCCCCTGGTACGCATCCCAATCACCCTGAAGTTTGGCTTTTCTCTCCGCTTCAATAGTAATACCTTGAAGTGACTGTTTGTACGTGGGATCGATATACTGATTATCTTCAAGTGTCGAATGGATATAGATTCTTTTATTTCCACCACGTCCTACTATTATCTTTCCACCCTTTGGATAGGGTTTAATGAGTCGTTTGTATACCCAAGTATGTCCAATGCCTCCCGGCATACCTGCTGCGCGGATAATCGCAGGAAGCTCTGGCACAGGTGATCGTACTCGTTGGAATCCGATGTATAAGTATATCCATTCCGTAATCGAAGTAAGTTCGTCTGGCGTGAAGAGATTAATCTGCATCGAGTCGTATTTGTGCACATCATCCTCATTCTCACAATGACCTAAAAAGATCATTGCTCCTTCGTTAGTACCACCTGTACCTCCATATTGATCTGGACGAGGGAACGTCCAGCACATTTCGGTCTTATTAAGAGTCGCGCCAAATCTGCGATACAGTTCTCTAGATCGCGGAATGATTTCGTTTCTAAGTTCAGGGAATGTCCGTCGCATGAAAACTTGTTTGAACTTAGGATTTTCATGCCATCTATGGACGATTCCGTAGAGTAGTAATACGTCACTCTTTCCTGAACCTGCTCCTCCTCCATATAGTGCTTCCTTAACAGTTACCGGAACCGACAAGAATAACTCTTGTTTTGGCTCCGGTTTCCATTCGTTAGGATTTCTCATTAGTACCGAATATTGGGATTGTTAGGTGCGCCATATGATGGACGCGCGAATCCTGTATTCATGGGAGCCTGAATACTCTGACCACGATTCATCGGAAAATTCATCTGACCTCCACCACGATTCATCAGATGCGCCATCATGTCAGGAGATGGTCCCATCATTCCTCCACCCCTCATACTACCTGCGAATCCTGTATTGTGTGGAATGTTAGGATTCTGCATCCACGGTTGTGGCTGGAATTGTGGCATAGTGAATTGCTTCTGCATTGGTGGACCCTGTGCAGCAATAGGTGGAGATTGTGGAGCATTATTCTGAGGAGGCATGGGCATAGGCTGAAGATTAGGCATCTGTTTCTGCATGATAGATGGTCCTAATCCTCCTCCTAGTTGTGGTTTCGGCTGATTTACTCCCGGCATTCCACCACCGGGCAAGGCTTTATTCATGGTTTTCATACCAGGAATTGCGCCTACTGCTTTGCCGATTGAACCAAGAAATCCCATGATCTTTCCTTTTACCTATGCGAATGTGGACGCGGATGCCACACTGTGATTGCTCTCAGATCCTGTCCTGACTGAATCGGAGCAGCAGGATAGTACCACAGATCTGGAACAGGAGCTTCTACGTAATTGAACACAGGCTTCGCATCAGGAGCCGCACTCGATTGAATGATATCGTAGATCCCCGGAGCGGTGCCGCCAGATGGAACCATTAGCATGATCGCATCGACTGCGTGTCCGTTGAACTGATTCTGACCAGGATTCTTCCTGATATGACCCCATGCAGGATGCATCTTCTCATGCAATTCCTTGCAGCAATCTTCAGTAAACAATCCACATCCTGCTGCCGTCGAAAGATTAGGATTAGTGGAATTGAATACGTAGTTGATAATGTCTAGAGGATTCGCATTTGGATCGGGTCCACTAGATGGTGGAGGAGTAGTAGGGGGAGGAGTAACAACAACAGGAGTAAGAGTAAGAGTGTAATCATCAACTTGTAACCGTGCGACATTCTCTTCGATTACAAGGAATCCTCTAACTCTTAATGTCTCATATCCATTAGCTTCTAGAGTGAATTCCGCGCCATGACCTGATGGATGACCATCGATCACATTAATGACCTGTCCGTCACGACCATTTGAATCAGTATGAGCAGAACCAGTAGAAGAAAAACCATCATCAGTCTTCAGTGTGCAACGCGCACTCAGGGGATTCGGATAGAATACAAACTGTGACATTATTCCACCTCCGATTTAGGATCATTGAACACTACAGCCTTGATTGCCCACATTGCAGTCGTCTCATTTTCTGTGATTGCAATGCTAGTGTGACGACTAGGTGGACAGATTTCCTTGATTAGTCTTTCTCCCTCAGAGAAATGTTCTCTGAGTTTGTTGATCTTACTCATTCCTTCAGTCGATGGTTTGTGATATGCGTACGGCTTGTCGATGGGCACTTTGTCCCCTCCTTTTCTAGTCTCTGCTAGAATCAGTCCCTCATTAGAACGACGGTTGGAGTTCCGGCAGTAGCTCTGATAAACGCGCCGACGACTGTTCCCAATCCACCAGTGAATGTCACGGCAGATTTGGTTGCGAAATCCTGTACGTTCGACTGTTCAATCGTAGGAGTAGCATCACCACAGAATACTGATGCCTTCGCACCTCCGGGTGTAGCATAGATGACATTAGTTGCCATCACAGTCGGTGGGCCGAATGGAATCAGTTGTGGCATTACTTACCAGCCTTATGGTGATGTTCTTCCGCAGTAGTTTTCTTGGCAGGCGCACTGAATGCCGCGACATCAGTGAATACGAATTCCATCGGATCAGACATGACTCCGTTGTTCAGAACAGAGACAGGAACCGCATCAGGACCAACCCACAGACTCATCATCACTCCGGTCGTGAGTTCTGTCGGAGATACTAATACAGTGGGTTCCTCTACTCCAGCGAACACGATCTTAGATTCAGGAGTAAATCCTGTACCCATTACGTGTAGATCGAAGTCTGGAGATCCGATTGCAACTGTGGAAGGATTGAGCGAACTAATCACAGGAGGCGTAGCCGACCCACCAGTTAACACGCGCCATATCGCATCATACATCTTCGATGCGAACTTACTATCTGAGGCTCCTATTTCTAGGATCTCTCTGATGTAGCGTTGCTGTTCACCACTCACTACTAGTGGTTCTGATGTGAGGAGTGTTGGAGCGAACGTCTCAGGTCGTACTACTGTTGGCATCTTTACTCCTGTACTGTGATTGTATCGAATGACCGCTCATCGCGGAATTGTGGTGCGAAGATTACGAACTGTGGGGTCGCAGGTGAATCACTATTAGAAGACTGCGTATCCTTCGGCTCAAGATTCTTAATCACCACTGACATGTCTTTGGCGATTGCACTCAAGTCTTTAGCATCCGCGTAATCTAATTTGTCCTGCGTGATTGATCCCAGAGCGGACTCTAGGACGCGAGTAGCTTTCTTGGATGCACGCGCGCGTGACTTGCGTAAGTGTGAGATTATAGACGGTGAGGGATTATCGTATGAAGCAGTGCTAGTACTACCCTTTGCATAGGCGGACACACTAGAACCACTAATGCCGAACATACCAGCAAGACCAAGAGCAGACTGTCTACCATTGATGACTGATTCTTCACCAATGATCTGTCGTAGTACGTCAGGGACATTATTGTCACCTTCTGATCTGCCAGGTTTCTCCATCTCTACGATATCAGGAATCACCGCAGTCTTCTTAGTTCCACTGATCTTCTCTAACTCACGAAGAAAATCATCATCCGATACGATACCAATGCTCATATCAATAATCTCCCGCGAGCGTAGCGAGCACTCATATATTTATTCTCAGGAAGATGGCTGTGTTCAGTATAGCACGATTGTCAAGTCACCCCGGCCACTAACCCGTTGCGAATCAACGACTTAGGTGGCACAAAATTGATGACCGAGTGAGTAGAAGTTACCCGACTCCTAGAGTTACTACTAGTAGTTTCCAATTAAATTTTATTTTTTCTCCCAGATAATTTACCTCCCCTGACTTGTGATTGCTACACCACCCCCTCGCGCCAATGTCAAGTAAAAAGTTCGTAAGGGTGTACCCCATATCTAGTGGTGCTGTGCATGTCAAGCCACAAAATATAGTGGTTCAGTTAAAAGAACCCTACGAAAATGTAGCCCATATCTTGTGGCTTGACAAGCGCGACACCACTACATC